TGGAGGGTAAACGCCCGACATTCAGATTCAAAATAGGGTTTGGAATTTTTTCAAACCCATTTTTACTTATTTGATTTTTATATAATTTTATGATATAATATTTATAGAAAAAAAGAAAAGGAAATAATAAAATGACTGATAATACTAAAGATTTGTATGAAAAATTAAATGTTACTATAATTAATAAAGATGAACTTAATAAAATTATTAAAGATAGAATGGATTTTGGTTTTGATAGTATTTATTTTAGATATGCGGCTGCCATTGATGAATTAGCAATATTAAAAGAAGAACACGCTCGTAGAAGTGGCAATTATCCTTTTAATAGAGAAACGTGGGCTAATAATCAAAAACAACATTTTTATTGTGCTTTAGAACAGCTTTTACAAGCTCATAAAGAAGATATGGAAGGTAAGATGATAAAATGATTTTAACAGCTAAACAAGAAGCTGGACTTAAAGAGGCCCTATCTAGGTATAAAAACCATGAAAAATATACGGTAATTGCCGGGTACGCTGGTAGCGGCAAAGCACAGCCAATAAATACTGAAATTCCAACTCCCAATGGAATTAAAAAATTAAAAGAATTAAGGGTTGGTGATTATGTTTTTGATAGACAAGGACAGCCTACAAAAATATTAGGAATTTATCCACAAGGGGTACTAGATAATTATAAAGTAACCCTAGAAGATGGACGTGTTACATATTGTAATGATGAACATATATGGGGGTATTATACTCCAAAAGGAAAATTATCTACTAAAACGACTAAGGAAATACTTCAAATAGGTCTTAAACATAATAGTAAGGGTGGATATAAATTTAAAATTCCAAACTTAGCTAAACCTGTTGAATTTAATAATAATAAAAAATTAAATATAGATCCCTATGTAATAGGAGCTTTTTTAGGAGATGGCTGCTGTAAGCAAAGGCAATTAACTATATCATCAGAAGACGAAGAACTAGTTGCCGAAGTAAGTAAATTAATTAGTGCGAAATCTTATAGACGAAATTCTAAAAATAATTATAATTGGACTTTTTTATTACCAGAAGAAAAAATTACTAAATATAATGGAATAGATAAGATAGCTTTTGTTACTAAAGATTTTTTTAAAGAATATAATGATTTGCTTTGTTGTGGAGCTGGGGAAAAAAGAATACCTAATGATTATAAATATGCTTCCATAGAAGATAGATATTCTTTGTTACAAGGGTTATTAGATACTGATGGAAGTATTAGTAGAAGCAATGGAAGATACAATGTTAGATATACGAGCATTAATTTACTTTTAATAAAAGATATTAAAGAAATTTTAGCTTCTTTAGGTTATAAATCTACCATTACAGAAGATAACAGAAAAGATAAATATACTAATAGTATATGCTATAACTTAAATATTAATATACCTAATGAAGAAAAATATAAATTATTTAGATTAAAAAGAAAAAAAGACATAGCTTTAGAAGCACGAAATAAACCTAAAAGAAAAGATTACACCAAAATAGCTATTGTTGATATTGAAAAAATGGATAAACCGGAGGAAATGTTGTGTATTTATGTAGATAATCCTGAACATCTTTATTTAACCAATGATTATATTGTAACACATAATACAACTCTAGTCCATTTTATTGTAGATGCGCTTGATGTAGATGAATCTAAAATTGCATATTGTGCATATACAGGTAAAGCGGCAGAGGTATTACGCAAAAAGGGTAATCCAAATGCTATGACTTTACATAAATTATTATATGATAGTTTCCCTCGCCCAGATGGAGGTTTCTACCGCAAACCTAAAGTTTCATTAGATTTTACTATTGTTGTTGTGGATGAGGTATCAATGGTTCCTACTGAAATGATAGACTTATTATTGAGTTATAATGTTTATGTAATTTTCTTAGGTGATCCATTTCAGCTAGGTCCGATCTCTAAAAAGGATGATAACCATCTACTAGACAAGCCTCATGTATTCCTATCTGAGATTATGCGTCAAGCTGCAGAATCTGAAATTATTCAACTTACTATGAAAATACGTGAAGGTGAAGACATAGATTATTTTCAAGGAAAAGATGCTTTAGTAATTCCTCCTAGCGAATTAGTTACTGGACATATGACTTGGGCAGACCAAATTATTTGCGCTACTAATAACAAAAGAAGAGCATTAAATGACCAAATGCGCGGATTGCTTGGTTATAGCGGGTTGCCGCAAACGGGTGAACGCATGATTTGCTTATCTAATTATTGGGAAGATTTATCTGAAGATGGGGAATCTGCATTAGTAAATGGAACAACGGGCATTATTCAAAATCCTTTTGAAACTTATATTATGGCTCCACAATATGTAAAAATGAAAAATCATCGTATGAATATAATTTGTGGAGATTTTGTTACAGAGGATGGAACAATTTTTCATTCTGTTGATATGGATAAAAAAATGATACAAACTGGAGAGCCTTGTCTTGATTGGAGAGAGTCTTATGCTCTTGGTAAAATAAGAAATAAGATAGGGGATATCATACCTAGGCAGTTCGCATACGGGTATGCGATCACGGCACACAAAGCGCAAGGCAGCGAATTTGATAAAGTTTTAGTTATAGAAGAGTCTTTTCCATTTGATAAGATTGAACACGCTCGATGGCTATACACGGCCGCGACTCGTAGTGCAGAGAAACTTGTTTTAGTGAGGGGATAAGTATGACACAACGAATTTTATATATATTAAATAGTAATAATTCAAAAAAATGGACAACTTTTTCTCATAAAGGTATTCGTTATACAATAGATACCCTGCTAATAAATTTAGAATTATGGAAAGAAGATGGGCAATCATTTGAAGGATGTCAATTTCCAAGATACCATACAATATATTGTGATATAGAAATAGCCAATTCACCATTCTTTAAAGACTGGATTTTTGAATGTGTAAAACCCTCAATTTCTTTACCTGGCGGAGAAGGATTTGTATTAATTTAAAGGAAAATAATATGACACACGACATATGGAATCCAAAAACAAGAAATGAAGCTAAAAATTTTATGGTATTTAATAAACCAACTTATACTTTAATGAACAATAAAAATACTGGTATTAAATTAATTGCTGAAATGGATTTGTTTAATAATCATATTGAATTTCTAATATGTGATGAAGCAGAAGAAATTTTTTATAATTCTTCTTTTGGAATATGTGAAGCAGTTGATTTATTTTTTGATGAAGTTGATAGAAAAAAGAGTGCTTGTCACTCTTTTTGACTTTTTACAAAAATTATGTTATAATATATATAGAAAAGAAAAATGAGTCAATTATAAAGGAAGGGAAAGATTAATTATGGATCGTTTTGAATGTCATGCACATACACATTATAGTAATATTCGTCTATTGGATTGTATTAATCGTCCTAAAGACTTGATAAATCGAGCTATTGAACTTGACTTATCAGGTATCGCAATAACTGACCATGACTGTTTATCTAGTCACATGGAATTAAATATCTATGCTCAAGAAATACTGAAAGAACATCCTGATTTTAAAATTGCATTGGGAAATGAAATATATTTATGCAGAGATCGTGAAAATGGGCAAAAATATTATCACTTTATTTTAATTGCAAAAAACAAAATAGGTCATAGAGCATTAAGAGAATTGTCTTCAAGAGCATGGATGAACTCTTATTTTGATAGAGGAATGGAACGTGTAGTTACTACATATGAAGATTTAGCAGAAATCGTGCGTAAGTATCCAAATTCTTTAATTGCAACTACAGCGTGCTTTTTACCTAATCAAAAAGTAAGAACTTTATATGGAGATGTTAATATTGAGGATATTACAGATCAAGATTATATTATGAACTCTAATGGAGAGTGGGAAAAAATTAATTTTCCTACTAGTAGAAATTACTGTGATAAAGGTAATATAATAACTTTTTCAAAAGAGCCGTTGCCTATTAAGTGTACAAAAAATCATCAATTTTTAATTTTAAATTCTAATGAAGAATTAATATGGAAAGAAGCTCAATTTTTACAAAAAAATGATAAATGTTTAGAACCAATTCCAAAAATTCAATATACTAATAAAGATGTAATTGATATATTAAAAATTCCATCTATTATTAATTATAGAGAAAAAACAACAAATCAACAAAATTATTCAAGAAATATTTTTAGAATGACTAATTCTATAAAAATAACCAATGAAATCATGAGATTGTTTGGTTTATGGCTTGCAGATGGACATATTAGTAAACATGAAGAATATTATAAAAATGAAATAGGTTTTACTTTTAGTGATAAAGAATTTTTAATTTACTATAATGGTTTTGTTAAAAAAGCTTTAATAGATTTAGGCTTATCTGAAAATGATTATTGTATAAAAGAAAGATTTGAAAACCATAGGGTAGATTTAACTATAAATAAAGTAGAATTTTGTTTATTTATGGAATATTTATTTGGAATATCTCATGCTGAAAATAAATATATTCCTACTGAATTGCTGCATATTTCTAAAGATTTAGATTCGGAATTATTTTTTGGATACCTATTAGGGGATGGTTATTTTAGATATAGAAAGGGACAGGGAGGAGAAGTTGTTGCAGCATCAATTTCAAAAGAATTAATTAAAAACTTTGAACAACTAGGAATCTCTCTAGATTTATCAGGAAGTATTACTATATCAAAAGCTAGAATAGACAAAAATAATGTTAATCATAGAACAAGTTATTATTTAACTTATAGTAATGCAATTTTAGGTTTAAATTTAACAAAAGAAAAGCATATATCCCATGAAGAACTTATAGAAATTCTTGATAAGGGTAAAATTAAGAAAAAACAATTTTTAGATTTCATTACAATTAATGGAGTTAAATATAGAATTAAAAAAGTCAAAACTAATGAAGTTATAGATATAAATGAAAAAGTATATTGTTTAAATACAGATAGTCATAATTTTGTTTTAAATAATATTATTGTCCATAATTGTTTAGGTGGAGAACTATCTACGCAAACTTTGAATCTTATTAATGCAGAAAAGGTTAATGACCTTGAAGGTACTTCTAAAGCGCATGACCGCATTGTAGATTTTGTTCTTTGGTGTAAAGAGTTATTTGGTTTAGATTTTTATATTGAATGTGCTCCTGGTTGTTCTAAAGATCAGATTGCGGTTAATAATAGATTGCTTAGTATTTCTACAGCTTTTGAAGTGCCAATGGTGATTGGAACAGATGCTCATTATCTTAAAAAAGAAGATAGATTTGTACACAAGGCATACTTAAATTCAAAAGGTGGGGAAAGAGAGGTCGATGATTTCTATCAATATTCATATTTACAGACAAATGAAGAAATACAAGAAAATTTAAATAAATCTTTTGACAATGTTTTTTATAATTTTACTGCTTCTTTATTCGCTAATAGTATGGATATTTATAATAAGATTGAAAATTATGATTTAAGACATTCTCAACAAATTCCAAAAGTGACAGTTAAAGATTATCCAAAATCCTCATGGTGGGGAATTAATAATCTATATGCAGATGAAATGAATAGTTATCCAATTCTTAAAAGTATGTTTACTTCAAATGATAAAATTGAAAGATATTGGGTAAATGAATGTTGGAACGCACTTAATGAAAAAATAGGATTTTGGGGAGATAATTATAAGTACGTTCAAAGACTTGAAGAAGAAGCTGATATAAAAAGAACAATAGGAGAAAAGCTACATACTAATATGTTCGCTTATCCAGTAACATTACAGCATTATGTAAATCTATTTTGGGAATGCGGAAGTATCGTTGGAGCGGGAAGAGGTTCAAGCTGTTCTGGTCTTAACCATTATCTATTAGGGATCACGCAGTTAGATCCTTTAGAATGGAATTTACCTTTTTGGCGATACCTTAATAAAGAACGAACAGAATTAGGGGATATAGATTTAGATTTATGCCCAAGTAAACGCCCTCTTATCCTTAACAAAATAAAAGAAGAACGAGGACAAAATTTTAATAGCGACATTGATGAATTATCAAGAAAAAACCTTGGGTGTACTTTAATTGCTACTTTTGGAACAGAAGGAACAAAAAGTGCAGTTCTTACTGCTTGTAGAGGTTATCGTAGTGAAGAATATCCCGACGGTATAGATTCAGATACTGCGCAGTATATAGCTTCATTGATTCCATCTGAAAGAGGATTTTTATGGTCTTTATCTGATGTAGTAAATGGAAATTCTGATAAAGAAAGAAAACCTATTAAGGCTTTTATTTCTGAAGTGAATCAATATCCCGGTCTATTGGACATTATGATAGCAATAGAAGGATTAATTAATAAACGCAGTTCTCACGCATCTGGTGTTATCTTATTTGATGAAGATCCTTATGAATTTGGTTGCTTTATGAAAACTCCAAAAGGAGAGATTATAACACAGTACGACCTCCATATGTCAGAGGCTGGGGGTATGACGAAGTACGACTTCCTAGTTACAGAGGTTCAGGATAAGCTTGCAGAAGCTATTAAACTTTTACAAAAGTACAATGAAATTGATAATAATTTATCATTAAGAGAAGTATACAATAAATATTTTCATCCATCTGTTTTACCTATTGATGATGATAATATATGGAAAGTGCTCCAAGAAAATAGTGTTTTAAATATTTTTCAGTTTGATTCTGAAGTAGGTGGTCAAGCAGCTAAAAAAATTAAACCAACAAATATCCTTGAAATGGCGGATGCAAATGGATTGATGCGCTTAATGACTTCAGAAAAAGGTCAAGAAACACCAATGGAAAAATATGTTAGGTTTAAGAATAATATTAGTCTTTGGTATCAAGAGATGACAAATGCAGGTTTAACTCTTGAAGAACAAGAAACATTAAAACCATATTTTTTAAAATCTCATGGAGTCCCACCCAGCCAAGAGCAATTAATGATGATGTTAATGGATGAAAATATCTGTGGTTTTACTCTCGCAGAAGCAAATGCAGCCCGCAAAATTGTTGGTAAGAAACAGATGTCTAAAATCCCAGAGTTGAAAGAAAAAGTGTTAAAACAAGCTAAATCTAAAAATCTTGGAAACTACGTTTGGAATCATGGAATTGGGCCCCAAATGGGATATTCATTCTCAATAATTCATGCATTAGCTTACTCCTTTATTGGCTTTCAGACGATGTTCATCGCGACTAAATGGAATCCTATATATTGGAACACCGCTTGTTTAATTGTTAATAGTGGTTCATTAGAGGAAGATAGTGAAAATGAATTTAATGATGAAGATAAAAATCTGCAGAAGAAAGAAAAAAATACTGATTATGCAAAAACCGCAAAAGCATTAGGAGACATTATTTCAAGAGGAATTAAAGTAACTTTAGTAGATATTAATAAATCTAATTTTAGTTTTGAACCTGATGTAGAGAATAACCAAATCTTGTTTGGGTTAAAAGCACTAAGCGGTATTAATACAGATGTTATTAATAAAATTATTGCAGGCCGCCCTTATAAAAGTTTTATTGACTTTTTAAATCGTTGTCCATTAAATAAAACAGCTATGATTTCTCTTATTAAGGCGGGAAGCTTTGATAATCTTGAGAAAGAGTGGGCAAAAGAGTTAAATATTGAACCTAGAGTTTTAGTTATGATTTATTATATTTTGAAAATTAGTGAGCCTAAGAAAAGATTAACTTTACAAAACTTTAATGGTTTAATGCAAAGAAATTTAGTGCCAGAAGATTTAACTTTCACAAAACGAGTATACATATTTAATGATTATTTAAAGAAAAACAAAAAAGTAGGAAAATATTATATATTTGATGAAGCTTGTGATAGATTTTATTCTCAATTCTTTAATATGGAATTATTGCAAGTAATTAATGGCTATACTTGTATTTTACAATCTGACTGGGAAAAGATATATCAAAAAGAAATGGATGCGGCCAGAGCCTGGTTGACAAATAACCAAGATTCGGTGCTTAAAGAGTTTAATTATCTTTTATTTAAAGAATCTTGGGATAAGTATGCAGAAGGCACCATATCGGCGTGGGAAATGGAAGCATTATGTTTTTATTACCATGAGCATGAATTAATAAATATTAATACATATAGATATGGTGTGACAGATTTCTTTAATCTACCTGAAGAGCCTCAAGTTGATTATTTCTTTAAGAGAAATGGAAAAGAAATTCCTATTTATAAGCTATACAAAATCATAGGTACAGTAATTAGTAAAGACGATGCTAAATCATCAGTAACTGTTTTAACAACTCGTGGTGTTGTAACAGTAAAATTTACTAAAGAATATTATGCTATGTATAACCGCAGAATATCAGAAATAGAAGCGGATGGTAGCAAAAAGGTTAAAGAGGAAGGTTGGTTTAAACGTGGAACCAAGATTATGGTGACGGGCTTCCGCAGAGAAAATCAATTTGTAGCCAAAACCTATCAAAAAACTAAATCACATCAGTTGTATAAAATTGTACAAGTAAATAATGATACAATGATATTAGAACATAATAGATATGGACAAGGAGAGTAACAATGAGTAAATATAAAACTAAAATATTCTTTGGTTCTAATCCTAATGATAATGCAGATGAAAAATTTAATATATGGGCTGAGAAAAATCCTAATATTCAAATATTAAATTTTCATTATGAGCAAGCTAGATATGGAGACCATTCGATTTGTATTTTATATAAGGAGGATAAATAAATGGATATTGTAAATCATCCAAATCACTATTGTAGAGAAGGAGCTATGGAAACAATTGATGAAATGCTTCTTCTCTTCGGAGAAGAAGAAGTAAAAAGTTTTTGTAAACTTAATGCTTGGAAATATAGAAGTAGGGCTTTGTATAAAAACAAAGAAGAAGATATTGCAAAAAGTGATTGGTATTTAAAAAAATACAAAGAATTACAAGAAAATAATAAAAATAATATTACTATTACTACTCCACACCCAGAATATATTAGTACCACTCTTCTGGGTAATAATAATTAATTTATATTAGAAAAAATTTATAATAATTATAAGCCTTAAAATAATAATAAATAATTAGGAGGATAATTAATGATAGTAATTAAAAAAAGAGATGGCTCTTTACAGCAATTTAATCAAAATAAAATTATAGATGCGGTGCTTGCCGCATTTAAAGCTGTAGATGGGGAGCTCGATGAATATGCTTATACAAAAAGCGGTAATATAGCTGATTTTATTCAAGAGCAAGTTGAAAATGCAGATCATATTCTCGATGTAGAAGAGATACAAGACTACGTTGAAAAAGGTCTTATGGCAACGAAAAGGAAAAACGTAGCAAGAGCTTATATTACCTATCGCAATGAAAGAACTGCTACGCGCAATAGAAATAGTCAATTTATGAAAACTATTTCTGAAAAGCTCACTGCTTCCAATGTACAAAATCAAAATGCCAATGTAGATGAGTATTCTTTCGGAGGTCGTATGGGAGAAGCCAATGATGCAGTTGCAAAACAATATGCTCTTGATTATTGCGTTTCAAAAATGGCTAAAGAAAATCATTTAAATAATGAAATTTATATCCATGACTTAGGTTCTTATGCCGTTGGCTCGCATAACTGTTTATCTATTCCTTTTGATAAATTATTAGCAAATGGATTTAATACTAGGCAAACAGATGTACGCCCTGCCAATTCTATTAATACAGCTTTTCAGTTAGTTGCAGTAATTTTTCAATTACAATCGTTGCAACAATTTGGTGGAGTATCTGCGACGCATTTAGACTGGACTATGGTTCCATACGTACGAAAATCATTCTATAAACATTTTAAAGATGGTTTTAAGTATTGCTGTAATTATCTTGGTGGAGATTTTGATTTAACTGAAGTAATTGAAGATAGCGATACATGGAATAGTATTATAGATGTTCCTATTGATGCATCTATTTATACAGAGCCAGAGTTTTCAGATGCTTATAATTATGCTATGGATATGACAATTCGTGAAACATATCAAGCAGTTGAAGGAATGTATCATAATCTAAATACATTACAATCAAGGTCAGGGAATCAATTACCATTTACTTCTATTAATTATGGTACTTGCACTTTACCAGAAGGAAGAATGATAACTAAAGCATTGCTTGATGTATCAAGAGAAGGAATTGGTAAATTACATAAGACATCTATATTTCCTTGCGGAATTTTTCAATATATGAAAGGTGTTAATGACAAACCTGGTACGCCTAATTATGATTTATACAGATTAGCATTACAGTCAACATCAGAAAGATTATATCCTAACTATGCTAATGTTGATTGGAGCGGGAATGCAGGATATGACCGCAATGATCCTCGTACGTATTTCTCGACAATGGGTAAGTGTAAACTACAGCTCATTTAAAATCTTTTGAACCTCGCTAGAGGGTGTCTCTAACTAGAGGCTAACGGTTAGGTCTTATAAAATGGTTCGATTTATAAGATGAGACCGTGCTAAGATTCATCATAATATTCACAATAAGGAGGAAAACTTATGTGGATATATAAGATAACAAATATTCAAAACAATAAAGTATACATTGGTCAAACAATTAGACCAATAGAACAACGTTTTCATAGGCATATAAATGATGCTTTAAATAATATATTAGATACTCATTTTGCAAGAGCAATCAGAAAATATGGAAAAGATAATTTTATAATTGAAGAAATAGATTCTGCTCAAACACAAGATGAATTAAATAAAAAAGAACAATATTGGATTAGATATTATAATTCAGTTGAAGATGGATATAATGAAACTGATGCAATTTCAAAATGCGGAGGAAATACATATAAATCAAAAACTGAAGAAGAAATGGAAGTTATTAAAGAAAAAATTAGACAAACTAAATTAGGATCTAAAAATCCTATGGCACGAAAAATAAAAAGAACAAATATTATTACAAATGAAGTAGAAATATTTGATACTATTATTAGCTGTGCTAAGGCTTGCGGAATTAAAAATGGAAAAACTTCTATTACAACAAGATTAAATGGACAAATAAAAAGTCCTTTTAAGAAACAATGGATTTTTGAATATTATGATGAATAAAGTGTATCGACTATCCCTGATGAATGTATGGGAGTAGGGGTGGAGATAAGCACCACCAGTGTTTTAGGAAACGAAGCACTTGAAAACCGAAGCGGAAGA